GGTCCCCCGCCCCCGGCCCGACCTTTGCCCCCCCAGGCCCCCCCGCGCCAGGCCTACCCTGCCGAACCTTTCCGCACCGAACCATGCCCTGCCGGACCGTACCTCGCCTGCCGAACCGCTCCGTCTTATGCTACCTGTATTTCCAGTTCCGCTGCCTCGACCTTTTCTGCGGCCTCGAACACCGGCGTGAGTTCCTTCACCTGCTGGTATTTCCGTTTGAAGTGGGTAAACTCCGCAAGCGCCTCCTTGAGCATCCGGCGGCGCATGTCGGCATCGTTCAGCACGTCCACGATACCCCGATACCCGCCCTCCTCGCGGTCGTCTTTCAGGGATACGTACATGCGGACGGGTTCCCGTGTGTTCGGCAGGATCGTCACGATGGTACTGATGAGTTGACGCGCCTGCCACAGCCGGTATTCCTGGGCCGCTTTCGTATCATCCCACTGGAAACAGCCGTGCAGAATGTTCTCCGGATCGGCGGCGACCTCAACCACGGAGGGGGGATTCAACACCCCCCCGTGTTCCATCCGAATGCGTTCCAATTCGGCCTCGATCAATTCGATCTTGTTGATTTTCATGTCATCCCTCTCATCCCTCTGCGATGGTGAACATGCCGTACCCGATGCCGTTCGATTTCTTCGAGTCCGGGCGGCCTTCGCCGACGCCGACTTGAAGCCCGGCCCGCATCAGCAGGTTCGCGATGTCCTTTGTGTCGAACATGTCCGCATCAAACCGGATGCGTACCGTCGCCTCCCAGCCCGGATTCCATACCGGCCGCGGATGGATGTCGCAAACGCCGGTTTCAAGCCGCACGGTTTTATCGCTCCGATGCGGCTCACCCTTGGTAATCCGTACCAGCGGTTCACTCTCATCGCGGTCGAACCCATCCGCCTCGATGAACACCGCCAGTTTCGCCCTGGTCATCACGACCCCGGCTATCTTGCATGCCGAAATCATGGCGTTCCGGAACGATGCCGCGGGAATGCCGTGCCACCCTTCGTGCGATTCGTACATTGCCGCCTTGTACGCGGCATCGAAGTCCTTCGGCTCCCGCGTCTTCTTGCTCTTGCTCTTCGCGCCGCCCTCCTGCTTGGCCTTCATTTCCTCCTTCGCCTTCGCAGAGAACTTGTTCTGCATGAAGGGGACAGTGCCGGTGATGTGAAACTCCGCCGTCTGGAAATTCGGGGCACTGATTTCAACCCGCTGTTTGGTTTCGCCTGAACGTAACATCCCATTCCCCTTTTTGTGATATTGCCATGCCTTGCCGCGCCTTACACCACCAGACCGTACCACACCTTGCCTTACCACGCCGGGCCTCAATCTCCTTTCATCCTCGCGTTATCAGCCGCCACGTCTTGACCGGGCACCGCTTCCGCTTGCAGTGCACCGCTATGGTGTTGTCGAAATCGATCTTACCCTGCTCGCAGAGGTGGTATTGGCGGCATGTGAGCATATACCACAGCTCCCTGAGCATCCCGCGGGTGTCAGTGGTTTCGCTTGACCGGCGTATCAAAAAGCGGTCATCACCGTATTTATTTATTCCGATGTTTCTAAGAATCCTTGTCGTCAGCCCCATATCCCCTCCTTCACCCCGGCAGTCCCAGCAACCGCCGGTCGAAATTGCCAGTCTGTTGCTGCCGCACCTTCGGCGGGAAGTACGTCAGCGCGAGCGCATCGCTGTCATCAGGCGACCGGCCGAGCCGCGCCTTGATTGTGTCCTTCTCCTCGATGATGATATCCCCGTTGCTCTTCAGCTCCCAGTGGTGCTCGCACAGTTCCTGCACCAGGTCGTCGTTCGGCGGCAGAGCAAGCGGCTCCCGGTGGCTGTCGAATGCCGGGTCGAGCGCATCACGGATTGCCCAGAGGCAGTACGCCCGCATGTTGGCGAACGTGCGCTGCCCGGTATAGTCGCGTTTCCCCTTCGCGCCTTCCGAGAACTTCGCACTGGTTACCGAGTTGTTCGGGATGCTGTGCGCAAGCATCAGCTCATGCAATCGGCTATATACCCCCGCGCCTTCGCCGATGGTGTCGATGAATGCATGACCGGCGGGTGAGTTGTTCAAAATATTCGCGATCCGCCCCACGGTCGCCATGTGATCGGTCTTCGCGTAGCTCCGAATCTCTGTGACCGTCGCCCCGTACCGATAAACCATCGATGTTTTGTCCGCACCCATGCCGGCGACGTCCACGCCGAGCGACAGGGGCACCCCTGCGGCCGCCATACCCTTACGTTCATGCCAGCGGGCGATTGCCGCCTGCGTCCATGAGTAGGGTATGAGTTGGTTCTCTTGCTCCCTGGGCGGCTCACCGATCACCATGACCAGGAACAGGTCGCTCGGCCTGTACCACTGGCCCTCCCATTCGAAATCGTACATATCGGCCCGCGCATCCTCAGCCTTGATGGCGGTCACCATACCCGGCTTATGGACCAGCCCATTCACCCAGCCCCAGTCAACCTGGCCGGGATAGATAATTTTGCGGGCCTTGACGTTCGGCGCGTCCAAGCAGTTCAGCCGGAAGGATGTATACCGGGGATCCTTGATGCTGCGGAATGCCTCGCCGCTCGCACGGACGGCATTGAATACAATCAGTAGCCGGGAGTTGCCGGGCAGGATTTTCTCGATGTTCGTGAACGTGCGGTCCGCAACACCCGAAGCTTCCGATACGACAACCATCAGATTTGGCGAATGAAAGCCCGTCCAAGTTTCGTCCTCGGTATCGGCCGCCTTGAATGCGATTAGGAACCGCTCCGGCTCGTTGTCGAATTTGATGCCATTGACCAGCAGCCGCCCGCCGAGCGGTACGCGGGCTCCATTCCGGATACGGGCGATCTCGGTCATCATGATAGATTCAACCTGACGACCGGTCGGCGCCGTGTTGACGACCTTCGACGGATGATAGAGGTGCAGCCAGCAGTTCGACACGACAGCGGCGATGAAGTCCTTGCCGCGGGCATTGCCTGAGCGCACGGCAACGCGGGGCTCGTGTTGCACCGCCCGGACAACGCGCTTCTGGTCGGGGTCCAGGTTGACGTGCAGGATGGTCTCTGCGAAGTAGCACCAGTCGGTATGAGAGCGCTGCCATATATCGCGCATGGCTGGCGTGATCGTTGGAGCGCCGGTTGGCGTATTCGTTGAATATATGTGTGCGGTCATAAGGAGCACCGCCGCAAGGAGGAGGGCAAAGAAGAGGGCCAACAATTGGAGTGCTGCCAATACGGTGTCTGGGGCATAGTTACGTCTCATTGGATGGGGCCTGCTCATCGGGTCCGGTCTGGTCGGTTGGCTGGTCGGCGGCCTGCGCCTTTGCGGCCGCGGCCTTTTCGAGTTCATCCCATGAATTGATTGTCATGTTGACGTCCAGTTTTTCCCGGAACATGCCGAGGTGCTTGCCAAGAAGTTCAAGCGGCCCCTTCTTGTCGGCGAGCTTGATCTTGACCTTTTTCACCAAGCGCGCCTCGTCGCCACGGCCTTCGGCATACTCATCCACCGTGATCTCGGTAATGGCTGCCGCTTGGTCGCGGGTGAGTTTCGAGAGGTCAATATAGGCGTCGCCGCCAGGCGTAACTTGAATGTAGTCCAGCATATTGTTAAACCCAAGACGAGCGAGTTCCTTCACAACCATGTCCTGCGTGATCTCGGTTCGCTTGGCGCGCTTTTCGAGAGCTGAGGTGATCGCGGCGGAAATTTCAACTATCTTCAACAACTCAAATCCTTTTGCGCCGGCCGTCTTCACACTATACCCTGCCCGTATAGCCGCTTGGGTAGCGTTGAGGTCAATGATATATTCTCCCGCAAATCGTTTCTGTCGTACGTTCATAATTTCATCTCCATGGAGATGTGTGTTGTGATCCTTCTCCCCTATTCTATTATCGCGGTTATATGTCGCGTGCGCAAGTGAATTCGCATCAATTCCCAAGCAAGGAATTATTATTTACCCGCGCGCCTGTATTCGCGATTTTGTTCTTTTTTGACGAGCTTCCTCCGATTGTCTGGGTCGAGGGCTATCCAAGCGTTGCGGTCGGCGAGCGAAAAGAACGATCGAGTGATGGGATTTTCCCCGCCCGAGATCGCTCTATAATGCAGAAATGCCATTATTAACTCCTCCTTCTATTCCAGTTGCTATATATGTGATGTTATTTATGGGACTTACACCATTTTTGCAAACTTGCAAACAAGTTGCAAACAGCTTTGCAAACAAAATGAGCCGTTGTAACCTTATACTTATACTTATACTTATAAAATTATTATTATTATGTTTGCAGAGTTTGCAGATCAAATCATGCTCTCTATATGCGCGCATACGCGCGTATACGCGTGACGCGCGTGTAGGCGTGTGCGCATCATGTATATCTATGTTTCTGGACTGCAAACATGCAAACAAAGGGTGTTTTTCGCTACTAAGATATGTGGCGCAATCGGTTAAGTGTTTGCAAATTTGTTTGCAACTTGTTTGCAAGTTAACAGAATCCAAGGTAAAAGAGGTCATTTTGGGCGCGTACACAGTCACTTCGCTTACCCATATTTTTGTTTGCATGGCTATCATAATTTGCCCCCAATTTGTTTGCATGGCTATCATAATTTGCCCCCAA